AATTAATGCTACAATAGAATTAAGACCATTTGTAGATAATCTTATTTTCTCGTCTAATGTTGTCATTGCTCTCATAGTCACTTGGTCGGGAATTGCACCGTTGTATGGTAATCCCCTGCTTGGTAAAGTGAATGTTTCTTGAATAGGAACTCTTACTTCTGTTGTCTGTTTTGCATTAGCCATTATTAAAATCCTCCAAATTTAATATATTTTGATATATTTTATGGCTTTGTGCTTATCACACACCCTATATCAATTCAGGACAATTTTATCACTTTTGTAAATAAAAATCAAGTGATTTACCTTTACATTTTAAGGGTTTTATAAAATTTTGTTATATAATTATACTTGCATTTTCTTTGTAAAATTATTATAAGCAATACATGTTATTGTATTTGGGCAATTATATTGATTTTAAGAGCATTTATGCTATTTTGGTATAATCACACCAATAAATGATAAAATGCTCTCAAATTGAATATTTTCTCTAATATTTCTTATTTTAGGATGAAATAACAATAATAAGGAACAAGTTTTACCCTGTCCCTTATTATTTGCTATTAATTTAATTAATAAATACTGTTATATGGTTGCATTGTTGAACCATAAGTTTCAGGAATAGCATAATCATATATGATATTACAACTGATTTTTCTTAATTGGTTATCTTGTGTAAATTGACCTAACTGCAATTGTTGAAGCCAACATCCAACTAATTGCCAAGACCTTGCACTTCCACCAGAGGGGTCGTACTCAATGATATATCCAACTTTCTTATAGTCAGTTGCCCAGCCGATTTTCTGTGTTGAATAATCATATGTGAGTTTTTGCCAGTCTGAAAGTATCTTTTCAACTCTTTGTCCAATAAAGTCATTGAATGTTACAGAACCACCTGTAAAATTAGGAACACCTGCATAGTGAATCTTATTGTTACCATAAGAAACTGTGAGGTCGCCAAGTTCAATTGACGGTGCTGTGAAATCACTAACTGCAAGTGTAATGGTTTGACCGTCATCGCCTAAACCTGTGATTTGTAACTCAAAGTTATTAGTACGCTGTGGCTCAAAAGTATTATCATTAGCCATATGATATGTACCAAGTCTTAACGGACTAACTCTTGCGGGTTCACCAGCCATATTTCATTCCCCTTTCTATATTAATAACCATTAACTTCTTCTTCATCATCAAATGTAACATTACTACGATAAAGTTCAAATGAAATAATGAAGTCTTCTGCTGCCCTACCAGGAACGATTTTAACTGTACCACGAATAATGTTGTCATCAATATCATCTGTGGATGTTGTAGTTTCATCCATAATAATCTGATATCTCTGTAATGCTCCTTCACAAAGCATTTTTTCCATCAGTGGCTTTAATCCTGCCTTGAATTCATTCCAGGTGTGGATATTGTTGTATTGGAAAATAAGACCTGTTGCTACCTGTCTAATCTTCTTCTTGAGTTCAATTGTAACTAGTCTTACACCAAGTTCCTGTAATGCTGAACGATAGGATGTAACTGCATCAGATACATCATAAAGTGTTCTCTGACCAAAGATTACATAACCATATGTGTTAAGGTTCATAATAGGATTGATGTTTCTTAATTGATTCTTATCTTGCCAGTCATTAAGGATTGTACTACCAATCTTATATTCAGGCTCAACAACTTTTGGTAATGATGCTCTGTTAACACCAGCAGGAGGAAGATATACAGGATTACCAGCAAGTACAGATTCTGCTAATGCATCAAGGAATATAAGTGATGGCGGACACCACTTTTGGTATCCATTAAACAGTGTCATTACACACCAAGGTGCATATGCCGCAGTATAACTTGCAGGTACACCAGCAACATCAAGAAATGAATCAGGAACACCCTGTGGGTCTGTTTCACCAATGCCTGGATTAAGAACTGCTAAACATTCACCTCTGGTTTTACAGAAGTTGGCAACAATTTGATTATATGATACACCATTTTCATCAGGTATGGTAGGAACAAGACCTGTGGAAATAGGACCACCGTCTTTGTCTGCACTAGCACCAATTGGAATAGCACCGTTAGTAACAAATTTAACATCATATAAGATAATATCAGATATAATATTAAGACCATACACTAATGTATCGCAGAGGAATTTAATGTTTGCACTTGCATCAAATGTTGTTGTTTCCTCACTTTTTATTAACTCATGAGTAGTACTGTCTTCGGTATATGTATATCTTGGTAATTGTGTAATAGCATCATTTACTGTGTAATCTTTACCAAAAACACCTATTGCTAAACCAATATTATTAATTTCATTTGCATCAGTTACTTTTTCATTTATAACATAGCGAGAATTTGCAAACTCCCATGAAGAACGAAGATATTCTTGTGATGTGGAAACTTTATATTCACCACTATCATCAACACCATCTACAGAATCAAAACTCGCACTTGAATGTACTAATAAAGTGTCTATAAAACAAGAGTACTGTGCATAATACCCTTGATGATGGCTATCAGTATTATGGTCAGCATCACCAGTATAATAAGTGTGGAACTGATAATCTGTACCACTAATAGGTACTATTTTACCATCAGAATCTGTTGTCATAGCACTCATTGGCAATATGCTAAAATCATTCCAAGGAATTACACTGCCTTCTGCAAATGTAATATATCCGTCTTGAGTGGTTGTTAATACAATACCATTGCCAGTTCCACCTGTACGATTATCATGTGCATTGATATAATTGAGGATGGCAACAATATAGTTATTAATTTTATCTACTGTTGCATCAGTTTTAATGTATTCTGAACTATTAATTGCACTTACAAAACCTTTAGCAAATTCAAATAAGTATTTCCAAGAAATTTTTTTGTTACTATTAGTAATAATAGAACAAATTTCTTTGTACTCTAAAACTGTAGTACCCTTATATGTATCTATTAACTTATAAAACAACTTATTTCTTGCAGTATTGAGAACAAATTGCAGTTCCAATCTGTTACCATATGTACCACCAGATTTTTCACTGATTTTAAAACCATTGGTTTTCTCAGTTACAATACTAGGTGTTTGTGCACTTGCATCATAATACGGATATGTTTCTGGAATATATGCTGTAGAGCCATTTAAAAATGCACCAGATTCACTAGAAGTGGTGTAAGTTGTTTCTTGACCCTCACCACCAGCAGATTCAGTAGTTTTATTATATCTACCTTCCATAATGGTGATATTAGCAGGTATGAGTAAGTCTTCGTCTAAATTACCCAAAACCAAAGTATGTTGTACCTTACTCCCACTGCCATTGTCTTTCACCTTATATGGAACTATTCTCTGGAACAATACCATAAAACTGTCCTGTAACAACTGTGCAGCATATTCCCAAGAACTACAAAGTTGCTTTGTTGCATCAGTAGATGAACTTGCATAATAATTTTCAGGTGGTAAATTACCAAAAGTGTTTACTAAATCAGCATATGTTGCCAAAAGAACAGGTTCGTCATATGGACCTTTGATTGTAAATCCAGGAACATAAACAATATTGTCTGTTTCATAACCTTTATTAAATATAGTATAATCTTTTTCATTAATGGTTACACTTGGCATTTACTTCACTCACTTTCTTTTTCATTTTCTTCGCCATCAGTTGTTGGTTGGGATTTCTTTGTTTTTCTTTTAGTGGGTTTTGCAACCTCTTCCTCATTCACTGTTGATTCATTAGTTTCAACAGTTTCAATAGGCTCAACAGACTCATTAACAACAGTTTCAACAGATTTAGTTTCAACTGCTTGTTGTACTGTTTCTTTTATTACCTCTACAGAAGCAAATCTTTTATTTACACTGGGAATTTTATCAACAGTAAATTCTCTTGATTCATATGCAGGAATAGTATTGCCTATTACAGAAATTGGAAAACCTACCTTATTCACTATTTTGATTGTAATAGAAATCACCCTCTCTAACTTCAGTCTTTTTATCTTTTTCAAAAACAGATAATGAAAGTGCAATCTTCGTAAATGGTCTGCTACTGGTCTTCCACAGATATGCATCGTCAGTATAAAAACCTATAGTTTGTCTAAAATATTCACCACGGTTTTTCTGTTCCACTATATCTGAATTGTCCTCAACATCATCAGTGAAAAAGATATTAAATTTATGTTTATAATCTGCTCCGTATGGTACTGTTACAAACATTGTAGG